GCGCCGCTCTCAGCCACCCATGCCGAACCATTCCCGACAATGAAATTCCCATCGGTTTTCGCAAGCGCGGCAATGGCGAGAAGGTCTGCGCTATACGCCTGCACATCTGTCCCAATCACAACACCGAGGTTGGTCCGCCCGGTTGATGCGCTCACAAGGTCAGAGAGGTTGTTGGAGGCCAGCATATCGCCGCCGCCACCCACACTGTCCCAAATCGGGTTTGCGCCCGCACCCTGAGTTTTCAGGAACTCGCCGGTCGTGCCGGCTGCAAGATTCACCCAGTCCGAGCCATCAAAATAAATGATGTCACCCTGAGCGGCAGTAATCCCTGCAATATCGGCCAGGTATGCGTGATACGCTTGGACATCCGTGCCGATAGCCAGGCCCAAAGTGGTTCTGGCGTCTGATGCGCTTGCATCATCTATGAGGGATTGGCCAAACGAAGTAGAAGTAGCGAACGCCGTGGACGTGAGCCCAAGGCCATCTACTGCGTTTGTTGAGCCATCTGTGTAAACAAACCGGCTTTCACCGGCTGGAATTGTAACTGAAGTGCCTGCCCCGGCGCTGATGATTGCGCTTTCATCCGAGTTGTTTACATAGAGCCGCAAGTGCTCCACGTCAGGGACGGTAACGGTGCAGGTGCCGCCGGGCGTTCCGGTAAACACGCAGGTTCGCGGGCGGCTTTCATCTGTCGCATTGTTTGCGGTGGAAAGGGATTGTGAGGTGCCTGTCAGCGCGACACTGACATAGCCAGCGGTCGCCTCCTCGATCATCTCGAAGACGTTATTGGCGGTCGTGCCCCACGTATCGTCCTTCCCACCGTCCGCCATCAGTTCGAGGCGAAGGTTTGTCGAATAGCTCGATGCCGTCATGTGATCCTCTACCCGGCGTTAAGCCGGAGGGCGGGACTTATTGATGGGTCGGGCCAAGCGATGTCAAAAGCTCCGCTCTGCGAGTTCACACCCGCCCCGAAGCTGTAGACAGCAACTGCCCGGTTCGCCTTGCTTGAATTGTAAATGAGCGCGCCCATAACCCCTGTGAGGGTCGAGGAGGCCCACGTCACATCATCCCAATCCACAAGAACTTGCGTTCCGCTTGTGGTGGGGTAGCCAGCAGCGACGGCGACTGTTGCACCTGCTGCTGTGTATCCTGTACCGCTTATCTCGCCGGTCGCTGTGTAAGCCGTTGTGCTCCGGCCAAGTGAGGCGCTTGAGCCATAAAGGGCCACTTTGAAAGTGTCGGCTGAGAAGTCATGTACGCCGGTGAATAGCTCGCTCAAAAAGGACGTGCATACTCCTTGCGTAATGGCCATCTAGGCGCGAGGCTCCTCTTTGGGTGTGGGGCGCATACGGTGATAGCGGGTTCTGGATTCGCCCAGATACTGCTGCTCGGCCGCTGGTAGTTTCTCGGTGTAGTAGGCTTCCACGTAAGGGTCGGCCTCCGACGGGTCGTCAAGGAACCGCTGCGCTTCCGCAATGCAGGCGTAGAAGAGGAGATCTGGGACGTTCTCAGTCAGCCAGTTCTCTTCTTGTGATGTTTCGGTGAGCGCAGGAAGCCGCGCCAGGTAGCGAAGCGTATAGGCGTAAGTTGTGTCCGGCGTAGGCGCCAAATACAAATTGTCCGCGTCATCGGTGCTCCAGTATTTGGGTTGGGACTCGGTGGCTGCTGCCGGCGCGTAAAAATCAACGAACTCTTTGGATCGCTTCAGCAAAGGCACGTATGACCCGCTCACGGTGAGCATGATAGAGCCCGCCTTGATATAGTCGCTCGGCTTGGCCAGCGTCCGCGAAGACCCTGTAAGGTTGCCGGTCGCGTTCTTCTTGAAGTCCTCAAGATCAAGGTCGCGCTGCACCTTGAGCTCGCCAAGGCGGATGATCTCGTCAATAGTCGCGACGAACGTGCTCTCGGTTGTTTCAAGCCACGCCTGAAGCTGAGACTTGATGCTGGTGAATGTATTGATCGCCAATTACATAGCCTCCGTGATCTGGTTGCCTTGAGCGTCCGTGATGTTGTTGCCTTGGGTGTCGGTCACATTGTTTGCTATGCCGACTACAACTCCAGTAGCAACGGCTTGCCCAACCTGCGCTGTCGCAAAAGGCGCCACCACTTCAAGCCCGGTCAGAAGATCAAGGCCCTCATGGATCGTTGCGGTTGAAGCCCACTTGTCCAGCTTGGGGCTGGGGTAGCGGATCAGTTGGGGGTCATCGCCCGGGATAGGAATTTCTTCGCGGGGGTGCGGGGGCTCATACCAATCAGGATGGACCAGAAGCCCCGGGATGTGCCCGTCTTCAATCAATTCATCAGCGAGATAGCGTTGCCCTGAGCGTTGGCACTCGCCCCATGCTTTCGAGCCGCGTGCGTAGCGGCGCGCGCTGGTCATTACCTATGCCGCCTGCGCCGACGGCTAAACTGAGGCCGCAGGATCAGGGGGGCGTTTTCAACGTCGCCGTCCTGCGCTTTCTTAAATGCACGGCCCGCCAGAAACTCTAGTCGGTCCAGGCGCTCAGGCGCGTATTTGACCGCGAGCTTTGCCGCAAGGCCGGAGCAGATTGCCTCCCACCAGCGCCGCGGGGCGTCAGGTGTGTTGGCAAGTGTGCCAACGTCCTCGAACTGCTTGAGCTCGTAGTAGTGGATTACATCAGTCGCGTTCTCACCGGCCGGCCAGTAGTAAACCGTTGGCGAAAGGGATCTCTCAACCCAGTAACGGGTTGGGCGCCCTGTTGCGTCCTTGTCTGGCAGGTTGGCGTAATCTTCTCGCGCGATCGGGTAAAGGGGAATGTCTGCACCGTCGCGCCGGAGATAGGCGGTCACAATATCAATGACGCCAGACCCAAGGGCGAAGGATTGCTCGTCGGCAGCGGTTGTGTGTGTGGTCTTGTTCAGGTGCCAGAGTCGGGTGCCGTCATTTTCCCAATCAGCGAAGAGCAGGTTGAATGAGCGGAGGGCGGATTGAAGGTGCTCTATCTCAAGACTGTCTGGCCCCTTCCCACACCTCTCAAATGCCTCGGTAACGATGTCCGCATTTTCAAGGCTGTAGGTGTAGGTTCCGCTCGATGTCATGATCTACCCGTTAAAGTTCGTCCGCAGGGTCATCAACCTGCGCCACGCTCACACGCTGTTGCTTGTTGTACCGCTTGACAAGCGAAAGAAGGGACCGCTCCAAAAGCTCCTTGGTATAGGCAAGCTGCGCCGCACCGTTGGGATCAGGATCGGTTTCAGGGTCATAAAGTTCTTCACCTGCCATACGCGCCAGAATGGCCGGAGCCATCTTGTCCCGCTGGGCTTGAGTAAGAACTGAGGGGTCTATGTCGATAAGACCGGTGTATTTGATAGTCATTGGTCAGGCTCCTATTGTGTTCGCGCCCAAAGGCTGGATGATACAGCATACCATTGTGCTGTGCTTCCTGCCGCTAGGGTTGTTGCAGTGTTTGTTCCCGCACCAAGATCATCGCCGCTGGCCGGGAAAATCTGGAGCGTATTCGCGCCAGAGTTATGAATGACGCACATATATCCGCGCAAAGCACTCCGAAGGGTTACAGTGTCGTTTGTGTTTGCGACCGTCCCAACCTCTGTGATTTCATCGACAATCGGGCCTTGCCCTTGCGTCTGCGTAGTGCTGGCGGTCATGGCAGAGGTGCGAGATTGTCTGCCTATGGGGCTGTCAATGTAGATATACGTGCCGTTATACGTCATCCAGTTACTGCCGCCACGCTGGAACCGCATTTCAGGTGTTGAGCCAGTGCCGTTGGAAAACGTATCAATGTCAAAGGTGCTCGCACCACCCTGGAAAAACAGCCCGGAGTTGTTGCTTGCGTCAGTATAATCGTTGTAGATGCGGACGCTTTGCGCGTTGGTGCCGTTGCGGAACTCAGTCTCATTCGCCGCACCGTCATACACATAGGAGAGATTACCACCAGCAAGGCCAGTGCCAGAGGTAATCTGAATGTCGTCCCCAGCGTCCGTGGTGAACCACAGCTCATTCGGTGTCGCGTTCTTGGTCCACAACGCGCCAAGACCAGCCACAGCCCCAGCGCCACCAACCGAGGCAGCTTCATCAAGATAGATCACCTCCGACACAACGTAGTCGAGAACCTTCGTGCTAGAACCGATTGCGAGGTTCCCGGATGTTGCGGGCTCAATGGACGAGTGGAACTTGATTGTGGTGCCGATGGTCATTTCAGTTGTACCACCAGCCTGAAGAAGCAAGTCACCAACCGTGCCCGTCCCGTCTGCGTCAGAGTTGATGTAGCCATTCGTGCCGTCATGGCCGACCTGCACATACTCGTCGCCAACACCATCCTCATACCCATAGACGTTCAGCTTGGTCGCTGTCGTCCCATCACTGAGGCCAAGCGTTTGGGCTGCGACACGATTGAGAGAAAGGTCAATGTTCCCCTCAACGGTAGTGATCGAACCATGCGTTGAGGACGACCAGTTTATCGAGTAGTCGTTCCCCATTGTGAGGTTGCGGTTAGAGTTGTGAAACCAGACCCGCGATGCACCGTTTTCAACACCAGCACCAATGCCGAGGATGCCGTTGTAAATGGCTACTGTCCCAAAGAACAAGGTTCCGGCGTCAATAGTTGAGGCAGACAAAGAGTTAGTGTGACGCATCACTTCATAGAGCGATCCGTTATCCACCATCTCTACGGCTATTCTACTATCTTCTGTAGCGTCTGTTACATCTTCCCACGACACGCTATATGCCCCAGCAATATGATCAGTGCCCACATCGTTCTGCACATAGAACTCATGGGAGACACCAAACCCGTCAGCAGCCGTTCCGCTTGACATTGCGAAACTCTGAAGGGCTGGAATGACAGCGTTCGTCGTGGCGCTCTCAGTGATGCCAACATGAAGCTCAGTGCCCGCACCGTCTTCCGCATTGGAAAGACCACCGCCGCCGCCAGCAAGGCCAGTGCCAGAGGTAATCTGAATGTCATCCCCAGCGTCCGTGGTGTAGTAGAGTTCGTTCGGGGTTGCTGTCTTGACCCACAGTTGACCGAAACCAGCGGTATCCGCCGCCGCCGCAGCCATTTCATAAATCTTCAGGCCCTGCCCGGTCGTCGCATTGACGCCTACGAGCTTCAGGGGGTTCTCGCAAAAGAGCGTTGGGTCCGAACCGCCGCTACCAATCTTGACCTTGCCAGTGCCGAAGTGGATCGTGCGGTTGTCATTGACTGTCCCAGCTAGACGATGCCCGATATAAATATCTCGGTCTTGGTTCCCTGAGCCCTCTGCCTCATAGAAGAAGACTGGATTGCCGGAACCATTGAAGGCTACCCCGGCAAACTCGTTATCGGTCCCGTTGTAGGTGCCGTACACATTGAGCGTCTGCGCACTGGTACTGTTGCGGAGGTCGAGTTGATTTGCGGCATCAGAAAACAGCGAGGTGTTGATTGCCGTGGCCCCGTGGCTTGCCGTAGTGTCGCCCCAAGACAGCATTGCGTCACTTGCCATAACAACGGCAGTTTCGCCTTGGAAGTTTCCATCGAAAGTGGCGATACCAATACCGCCGATAACCATATTGATACCGCCGATAGAGGGGTCACCGCCACCATCGCCGCCGCCAAATCCGATGCCGGAAGTGGCCGCATACCCAATAGCAACCGCGCCAGACGTGAACCTCTCAGGAACCTTAAAATAGCTATCGCCGCCTGTCTGACCAGTGACAAACCGCCCGACTTCCTGAACGCTACCTGCGTGCATTGCGTTGAACACAAGGTCAATGTCTTCAGTCGTAGAGGTAACGTCCGTGGTGATCGCCTGGATTTGAGCGCCAATCTCGTTATTGCCCGCAGCGGTTTCAACAACGAGGTCAACGCCAACACCAATCCCCGCAGCAGGGGTGCCGCTTGTCTCGTTGATGACTTCAAGCTGTGTGGCAACCGTGTTCGTGACAGCAGTCTCCGCGCCAACATGAAGCTCCGTACCCGTGCCATCGGAAGCATTGGAAAGACCACCGCCGCCAGCAGATGCTTCAAGGCTAATGAGGCCGGTTCCGTTGTCATACGTGAATACGTAGTTGTCTTGGCCCGCGCCAACAGTTTGGTCCGCGTCAAACGTGAAGTTGCCGATCAGCACATTGCCGGTGCCGTGAGGCTCAATATCAATGTTGCCATTGGAAACGGAGACAATCTTGTTGCCGTTTACGTCCAGGCTTCCGCCGAGTTGTGGTGTGGTATCGTCAACCAGATCGTTCATCGACCCACCACCAGCCGGGACGGCCAGCACACCATCGTCGCGGACGAACTTCGATCCGGTTGGCGTTCCTGTGGTAAAGTTGGCAACCGGAAGAACCCCGGTCACATCAGCCGTCAGGTCGATTTGCCCAACGGTAATCACCTGGCCAGCGATTGTGATATAGTCCGGTGTCCCGGTCAGGCTCACATTTGTTGAATTGTCAGTGCCAGCCGCGTCGAAATCCGTACCAACCTCAAGATCGAGAAGCGTCCGCATTGCAGCATAGTTTGCTGCAGATACCAGACTCTGACCGTTGGCGGATGGTGTAACTGTCGCCCATGTATCGAGCTGCGCGTCCCATGCCTGAACATCAGAACCAATCGCCACGCCCAAGTTTGTGCGCGCAGCACCAGCGGTCGAGCCGCCAGTTCCGCCATCTGTGACCGGGACATCCGTGCCACCGGCGCGGTAAACCGCATTGCCTTCGACAGCGATGTCACCGGCGCCTGTGCGCGTGAGGGTCGTATCTGTCGCATGGCCGATATTGACGGCGGTGAACTGTGGGCTGTCACCTGTGCCCAGCCCAAGATTGGTGGCTGAGGTCGTGGCGCTCACAACGTCGGAGAGGTTGTTGGTGGTGAGCATATCGCCGCCGCCACCAATGGAATCCCATGTTGGGTTGGCGCCCGCGCCTTGGGTTTTCAGGAATTGGCCTGAAGAACCCGGACCCAGATTTACCCAATCGGAACCGTCAAAATAGATCACATCGCCTTGCGCAGCCGTAATCCCGGCAATATCAGCAAGGTAGGCGTGAAAGGCTTGCACGTCAGTGCCGATGGCAAGGCCGAGCGTGGTGCGCGCCGCAGAGGCGCTGGCATCATCAATGAGTGACCGGCCAAAGGTGGTGAGATCTGCAACGTCTGCCGTGCCAGATCCTGTGAAGTAGGGGAGTTTGTCAGCCGCGGAAGTCAGGCCGGCAAGAGCGGAAAGCTCGCCGTCGAGGGGCTGGAAGGCTGCATCTGCAGCAGAAACGGAATAGAAGTCGGTGCCTGCTTCAAGG